CTGTTACTTTAACAGTTGTTAAGAAGCCTAGGTTTTGCGTATGTGATACGATGTCTTGTAAAATATCTTTCATTTAGAGAGTCTCCATGTATATTAAGATTATATTTAGATCTTGAGAAAAAATCAACCCTGAAATCACTCAAAATCAAACAATTTGTTAAATGTATTATCGTTGCGAGTTGAACCTATATCCCACTCTAATACACCAATTAAGTTTTCTAACTTTTCATCAATAACCGTTTGTTCCATTAATGCATCATCAAACGGTAAATCTTTGAACCACTGCGGTAATCGTAACTCGTCAACCGGATATGCAACCGATGTATAAGCTATAGGATTATCTTTAAGTTTACACACGATAACTTTTGCACCATCAACAATACTCATTGAATATTTGTCATCGTGCATACGTTTTAATGTATTCCAGTTAAGGCTTGCTCGAACGTGTCCAGGCATATTAGCCTTGCCTGCTTTCTTTTCTTTGTCGCGATACTGTGAGATATTGTTAGCACGTTTAGGAGAACCTTTCTCCCAGCCAGGCCTAGTTTTAAACTCTGTCCTGAAATCAGTGATGTATTCTAATACTTCGGTTTCCGGAACTCCATTTAGAACTTTAGTTAGAACTTCGCTTAGGAAGTCTTGGATAACAACCGGGGTATCTGACCGCTTGAGATCGAGCCCCATTGCCTTGATCTTGCCCGGTTTCCCGTCGACGTCTGATCGTTTGCCTTCTTTGTCGTAGTAGAGGACAGCGTATCGTTTCTTGGTAATGAATAGTCCTTTGGAAGCAACAATCTCGCGACCTGCTTTGATGACCTCTCCTCTAGTCTTTGGGACGTGGAATGCATCTTGCATAAATTTTGGGAAGGTTCCATTAACAGTTTCTCCTATGGTATCGTAAAGTTCAACTACACTTTCCCTAGTCCAGGGAATTGCGCCTTTCTCAATGTCTTTCTTTAGCGTATTATATGCAGAGAAATAACAAGAGTCTGTGTCACCGTAAATGATTGCTTTACCTACATGATCATTTTCTCCGGTAATAATTTCATTAACTTTGCCCGCCATATGTTTGGCAATTTGTCTTCCAGTAAGAGTTGTGGACTGACCAATTCTGTTATCAAAGAATCTACAGCCCGGATTAAGAATGGCACCATACAAACTGTTCAAGTTAATCTTTTTAACTAACTGACGCTTGTCCCAATATTCTTCTTCAATCTTATTTCCGGCAGTAATACATTCTTTAAGTTTGGCCTGCATTTCTTTACGTTCTTTATACCAACGTGCTAACAATCCGGGAATAATACCTTCTACTTCATAAGTGAATATAGTTCCATTTGCTGAAAGCATCCACGGCTGATTACTTTCAAATATCAAATCATAGACCTGAGCTGCTGATAAAGTATCACTACCACCACCTTCCCAGTCAATGGTAATTTCACGACCAACTTCTCGATCCATTACACTAGTATATTCAACGCTGCCAAAAATACCTTCCCAAGACGCAGCAAATGATTTGCCTTTGGCCTGTTCAGCTTCTAGCATTGCTTTAGTACCGTCTTGTCGCAACTGCCCAACAATAGTTTCTGGACCCATATTCAATGCACGAATGGCACTGGGATACAGTGAGTTAATATCTAGTGAACCAATCCATTCGTGGATGCCTTTCTTAGGATATGCAACATAAGCACCTGCTGCCTGTGTGTCTCCTTGTTCTTCCATCTTTTTACGATTAGGAACAACCATACCACGACGATGTGCTTCGTTAATAATGGCCTGTTCAGTAACAGCTACAGCACCCATAGTGGTCTGAAGCAATACGGTACATTCATGAGCCAGCTTATTTGAAAGATCGATAAACTTTAATTTTTTATCTAGTTTATCTAATAGTGCAGTATCTTGTCTATTGTAACGAATAAATTCTTTGAAGTCGTTGTTATACAGTTGATCAAGAGTTCCTTCATAGGCAACTTTGCTTTCTCCTACCTCCATTTCTCCAATAGCGTCAAGTCGATACGTATGGCGCTCTTCATAAGTGTATTTTCTATATAACTCTAATGAGTCAAGATGAACTCGCCCAATAAGATCATATGTAACAGCCGCTTTACCAAACTTTTCATATTCTCTTTTTTTAGGATAACAATTCCACAAACAAAATCTCTTAGTATCTTCTTTGCTTAGAACTTTGATAACACGGTTAACGGTATATGGAATATCAAATCCTTCGCTGTTCCAGCCGCTTAATACATCTGCATCTTGAATTAAATCTAGAAATGTATCTAACATATCTGCTTCATTATCAAACAGCATAGTGTTAGGAAATTCTTCAATTTGTTTTTGAGCCTCTTCCATAGATAGCGTCTTAGGAGGAATGGCAAGACACACTAGAGTTTCCATCCATTGTAAATGAACAGCAATTGCGGTGATTGGCATAAACGCATCGTCCGGTGATGCATAGCCACGTTCTGGATCAAAGTCTACCTCAATATCGAAAAACGCTACATTAAGTTTAGGAGCGTCAATATTAAGATAATGATCTTCTAGTGTTCTAAAAATCGGATTAATATCAGATTCGTAAAGTTTCTTGTTAGAATGAATTGCAAGTTCTTTGCGTAGTTCTTTTACATTCTTACAAGTTACACGGCTTAGGGGCTCGCCCTTGATTGATTGAAACTTCCCTCTAGGGTCGTTGTAATAAAACATATGTTTGGCAGGATAGTCTTTAAAATGCCTCTGCCCTTTAGCATCTCGCTCAACAACACGAATAGTGTCGTTCTCGCGATCATAGAAAGCGTCTACGTAACTCATTTATTCTCCATATGTCATTTTAGGCTGACAAATACCTAATGTGCGGATTATGGCCACGCCTGCCATCAACTTTATATTTATAGCATCCTAACTAAACCAACAGTATCTATGGTTGTTAAGAGCAGGTAGTTAGCCAACATGCCAAATGATTTCCTAGTATAAGCAGCCCAAGCGTACATAGCGCAGCCAGCGATCCAAATAGGATAAAGAACCAGCAAAGGTGGCGTAGGGACTGTAAGGGCCATTGTGATACTACAGCCAATACTAATAGCCCAAGCAAACAGCTCGACAATAAACCGAAAAGGATGACTAACATAATCTTCTTTGATCCAATCAAATGTTGATTTAAAATACTCTATCATTCTGGTAGACGCTTTGTAACACCTAGAATCATTTCAACATCGTTCCATTCTTGCTCGTGATCTTTCCAATTGTCTTTGTGTGCAATCTTAATTGCCTTGTTGATAACACTGGGTTTAATTTGTAATTCTTCTGCAACTGCTTTAACAGTTTCTTTTAAGCCTTCTTGCAAGTCCTCGACTTCACGCAACACATTTCCACCTTCATTAATAAGGCGCTCGAGCTTTGCTTTTTCTTCTGGACCGTACATTCTTGTTGACATAGATATCTCCTGTAATATTATAATTATACAGCCATAAAAAAAGCCAGTCAACTAATGACTGGCTTTTATACACCGTTTTGGTTAATTACTTTTGATCTTCGCTTAATACATCATACATTTCGAAGACACCGCCGTTGCGCTCATAGATTAGACCAGCATAAAGTTCTGACTTCATACCTTCACCTAATTTGCTAACAGCAACACGTTGCGCCCAATTGAATAGTTCTTTGTCGATTGCGTCGATTTGTTGTTGCCCGCCGCTTTCTTGAACTAGTTGAACCATATCTTTGAATGTTAACTTTTGTTCCACGCTTTCTTTAACTGGACGCTTTTTACCTTTTGGCATCATTGCGCTTTCAGTTTTCTTAGCAAAAGGATTTACACCTTTCTTTGGACCTGCTTTCTTATCAGCAACAGCCTTCTTCATTGGCTCTTTCTTGTCGCCGTCTTTGTCCATGTCTAGGAAGTCAGGCTTTGAACCTTTTTTGCCTTCGATCATTTTAGTAAACTTTTCTTTAAATGCTTCAGGATCAATAGATTCTTTCTTAGCTTTGCGAGCAGTTTCTTTACGCTTCTTATCATCCTTGTCATCGCTGCCAGGATCATACTCATATTTGTCTTTAGTATGCTTAACGCCAGTTGCTGTCTTTGTAGCTGTACCTTTTGCTGTTTTAAAAGTGTCGCATACTTTAGCATCTGCATCAAAGCCTTCTTCGACTTCTTTCTTTTCTTCTTTCTTTTCTTCAGCTTTTTTCTTAGCTTCAGCAACATAAGAAGTTTGTCCAGCTAATACACGTAGCGATGCGCTTTCGTCTAGCTGAACAGTTTTTGGTAATTCTGGTGCTTTCGGAGTTTCGATTTTTCCATCGATGCTCTCGATCTTGTTAATTAGTGATTTAAAATCCATAATGAAAAGTTCCTAAATGGTGTATATTTTATTTATCTTTTAATGAAGCCGCCCTCGCCAAAGATATTAGTTTTCATATCTAAAGCGTTTTTTCCGGTATTATTTGCTGGTTTCGGCTGTGGCGGAGATTTAGTTCCACTTTTACCTGGAGATCCTGTATAGCTCTTTTTTCCACGAGCTTTGCCAGGGCTTAATTGCGGAGCCGTAACAGTGGCAATATTGCCAGCTGATGTAGCACCTGCCGTTGCTGTTTCTAAAAGTTCACGTATTTTCATAATATATTATTTATCGCATTGCAGTTTTAAAGTCGCCGAATTTTTCTTTACGTTGGTCTAAATGTTTTAAACCGGGATTAATTGGCTTTGTTGATGCTCGTGTATCACTAAAATTGTTTACTTTAGGCTGCACACGATGTTGCCAAAACCATATAGCTACCTTAGCAGCTACTTCTGGTTTTTCAACTAGTTCGGGCTTATCTTCTAGAGGTAAACCTAGTGCCTGTCCAGCTTTTTTATAATTGTATCTACCTGTAAGTTGAATGTATCCTCGACCCTTATACTTAGCGCCATCACCTACTTTAGTGTTGCCTAATGTTTTAGCTTTAGGATTTATCTGTTCTAACTTACCGGTCTTTTTATTCTTAACAAACTTAGGTTCGTATTTTTTAAAATCTAATGAACCACCATACTCAACCATAGACTTAAAGTTGTGCGATTCGTGTGCTGTCTGTGCTAGGAACTGTGCTAATTCTTCGCCTTTGATTCCTGCTTCAACAGCAGCTTTGGTTAAAAACTTTTCGTGGGGTGATCCTGTAACTAACTGTTTAGGAACCGCGTCTTTGGCAATTGTTTCTATACCCTTCTTAAAATCACTTTTTGGTGCCTGAGTAACAATACCTGGCTTATCGTCTTGTGCCTTGTTTGATTGATATGCATCCCAGGCTGCTCCGCCCCCACCTGCAAGAGCTGCGGCAGCACCGGCTCCTGCTACCCAATCTTTCCAGCCTTCGCCAACTCCGCTGTCTCCGCTGTAACCTACAGCATACCCATATCCACCGTAAGGACCTGGACCGTAAGCAGCCCATCGAGGCTTACGATTTTTTTTCTTTCTTTCTGAAACAAACTCGTGAGCCCTCATTTCTTTCTACCTGACTTCATATTAGCACACCAATGTGCCATACGTGCTTTTTCACCAGATGAGTTTTTAGCAGTCTTACGTAGACTACTAACACTGGCTTTGCAGTTTACGCCACTACGTTTAGCCAATCCTTTGCGTCCAGGCTTTTTACCGTCTGCAAAGTTTTCATCGATAAATTCTGTTGCTCTCATTAGTGCTGACTGTAAGGATTTTTTGGACGATCTTCCTCGCCGACAATATCTGGATAGACTTCGTAGGTATTGATACCAGGAACGTTGCCTAAGAACATTCCTTCTTTCATTTTATGAATAGGATCGTTAGGATCTAAAAAACAATCAGTTCCTTCGCCTGTATCTACTTGATATGTTACTTTATATTGTTTCATACAGTAAAACTACTTCCACATCCACAGGTAGTCTGTGCATTTGGATTTGTAATTACAAATTGACTGCCCATTAGTTCTTCTTTATAATCAATAACAGCTCCCTGCATATATGTCATACTCATAGAATCAATTAGGACCTGCCAACGACCAACTTCTATTTCAAAGTCGTCTTCATTTTTTTCATTATCAAAAGTAAATCCGTATTGGAAACCGGAACACCCACCACCTTGAACAAACGTCCGAAGTTTTAAATTTTCGTTGTTTTCTTCTGAAAGCAAATCTTGTATTTTTATTTTTGCCGATGGAGTAATTTCAATCATGCTGTAGGAGCCTCGCCGGTAACATATACTTCCCATTTCTTGCCAGTAGCGGCAGATTTTTGCTGAGCCCAACTCTGCAACTGACGATAGTGATCTCTTTCTCGATAATCGTCTGCAAAATGTCCTCTGCCTTTAAATACCTTCCATTTCTTGCCGTTAATATAGACAGCAAAGTTATTAGGCGGCTCTGTGTTGCCTTCGTCCCAATCTTCAGGATCTCTTACACGTTCTGTCATTTCTTTAGCCTTATGCTTAACATCACCTTGTTTAGCAGCTTTCTTTTTATCTTTATGTGCGCCAGCACCTTTAGCAACCGTTTGAGCTGCGTGTGCTACAGGATTACGAGGTTTAATAGTGCGTTTTACATCACGTCTATCTTTTTTACCTTCGATAATAAATTCGTTTGCTTTCATGATATTACCTTATCAATTCCTCTTGACTTTACCCCGCCTTGTTTTCTAACATTAACTAATTCGTCAAGGGCGTGTCGGATTTGCTCTACATTCATTTTTAATTCATCGAACTGACGAGCTATAGTCTGCCATTCTGCTGGGCTAGCGTTGTCTACACGACCTGCCAAGTCTTTAATTTGTCCAGCAGCTCTTATCATACGATATTTTAATTTAGCCGGATTTGCTTTATTGTGACCATAGATCATAGGATTCATTGGCTCATTAGGATCCATTTCTATAGGAGCTTCTGAAATACTTTCTTCTAACCACGGCTCGAGTCCTTGACGAACAGCGGCAAACACTTGATCAGCATCACTTTGCAGTCCTGCTGGCAATCCTGTCTTAAATGATTCAAAGTCGTTTGCAATGGCGGCGGCCCTCATCTTACTAGCACTCATTCCTTCTGCGCCGTCTGCATCGGGATCTCTAGCACCGCTAGATACAACTTCAATTGATTTGAGATTATAATCAACGCCGTTTTGTTTATTAAACAATTCACTGAATGCCGAGACACGATCTGACCCGGCAACAAAGATAACATTATCAAATCCTTGTTTTTCTAAAAATTGCAACATACCAATAGCAGTGCTTACTGAAGTATCACCAATATCGATATTTGGAAATGCTTTCTGAATAAATCCTAGTTTAACATCAAAGGGTAACGGATTGGATAGTCTTGTTTTATTCTTACCTGTAGGCTGATGTGTCTGAGATACAAATAAAAAATGAGAATCGGCTTTTTGTTTTAAGATAGCTTCGACTACTTTTTGGTGACCAATCGTGGGAGGATTCATCCTACCAAACGCAACGGCTGCTGTTTTTCCTGATTGTTCAAACAATTCTAGGAGTTTCATTTATCGTAGTCGCCTTTTTTCATAAATTCAGTTTGTTCTTTTGCAAAACGTTTTGCTAGCTCAATTAATTTATCTTTAGGAAATTTTTCGTCTTTGTCTTCAATTTCGTATTTGTCGCAGTAATGATTTAAACAATGTTGAATAGGTTTAATATATACTTGAAATACTCGAGGATGATCTTTATGTTCTTTGTGACGCTTAACAGCAGGAAAGAAATATTGATTTA